GTTCGCGCGGCGATGGAACGAACGGTGAGAATGTTATCGGCATGCAATCGCGCATCTGGTAAGGGGCCAACAAATCTTCGCGCCTTGCTCCAGCGAAGAGACCCACCGCCGGCAGTCTTTTCCCCCTCCGAGGAGACAAAAATGGGGTGGTGAGGAACCATGGTCGCGAGTAAGATCTGTGCGAGCGTCGACAGCCGGATAAGGCCGCAGGTCACCGTGCTGGCCGAGCAGGTCATCTTCATGGCCAAGAAGCTCAAGGAGAGTAAGGCCGGGCTGCGGGACCAGGCCATCGTCATCCCCTACGACAACGGCGGAGGACAGACCGGCATCCGGGAGAACCCGGCCTTCACGGCCTACGAAAAGCTGCTGGCCGCCTACACCAAATCGCTGACCGCCCTGCGGGACGTGATCGGGGACGACGCGCCCAAGGAGATGTCCGTGCTGGATAACATGCGCAAGAAGTTCCAGGTGGTCAAATGACCGGCGTCACCGTTCCCAGGCTCTACACCCCGGAGCTTCGGCCGCTGACCGAGGAGACCTCGCTGGGCTACGCCTGCATCGAGTACGCCCGGACCGTGCTGGGGAAAAACCTGTACCCCTGGCAGGAGTGGGCGCTGATCCACGCGCTGGAGATCGTCGGCGACCTGGGCGGGGCGTGGTCGTTCCGCTACCGAACAGTGCTGTTCATGGTCAGCCGGCAGAACGGAAAGACCGTGCTCTCCGAGGTCATCGCCTCGTTCTTCATGAACTTTCTGATGGTCTCCACCGTGTTCGGCACGTCGCTGTCGCTGGACAAGGCCGAGGAGGTCTGGGAGGCCGTCATCCGGGATCAGCAGGACGTCCCCGCCCTTGCGCACGATGTGCAGCGCATCAGCCGAACCAACGGCAAAAAGAAGCTGGTGCTGAAGGGCAACCGGGAGTACAAGGTCGGCGCGCCCACCCGGCGCGCGGGCCGAGGCGATTCCAACGACCTGGTGATGCTGGACGAGGTCCGCGAACACCGCGACTGGGAGACCTGGTCGGCGGCGGCGGCATCCATCACCGCCAAGTCCAACGGCCTGATCGTGTGCTTTTCCAACGCCGGCGACCCGGACAGCATCGTCCTTCGCCAGCTGAGGGCGCAGGCCCTGGGCAACCGGCTGAACTTCGGCGGCGAGGTGGACGGCTCCACGCTGGGCCTGTTCGAGTGGTCCGCCGAGGAGGGCGCGGCCACCAACGACATGCAGGCCCTCGCCCAGGCGAACCCTGCCCTGGGCTATGGCCGGCTGACGGAGCGGGCGCTGCTGTCCAACCGGCAGACCTTCCCCGAGGCCAAGTTCCGCGCCGAGTGCATGTGCCAGCAGGTGGAGACCCTGCTGACCTCTCCCTTCCCGGACGGGGCCTGGGAGGCGGGGATCGACCCCAAGTCCCGCATCGCCGAGGACGCCGAGGTCTACTACGGCATCGACCTGTCCCAGGATCGCCGCTGGACCTCCATCGGCGTGTGCGGCCAGCGCCAGGACGGCGGCTGGCACATCGAGGTGGTGGCCCGCAGGGTCGGCACCGAGTGGGCCATCGACTGGTTCCGGCAGCGGGTGATGCGCGGGCGCATGAAGCTGGCATTCCAGTCGAGGGGCGCGCCGGTCAGCGGGCTGGCCGAGCAGATCTGCACGCTTCAGGGCATCGAGCGCATCGCCATCGAGGGCGCGGAGCTGACCAACGGCTGGGGACGCTTCTACGATGGCATCGCCGCCAGCGCCCCGGCGACCGAGGACGGGGAAATCCGCGGCGGCGTGCCCATCCGCCACCTGCCCCAGCCGGTGATGGACGCCCCGGGCAAGACCATGCAGCTGCGCAAGATGGGCGGCGGCGTCGATCTGCCGGACCGGGTCAAGAGCCCGGACGACATTGCGCCGCTGTTCGCCTGCATCATGGCCTTCACCGCGGCCACCCGGCCCGACCCGGCGGCGCGGAAGATCTACGAGAGCAGCTACGCCAATGGCAGTAGTTTGATATTTGTGTGAGAGGAGGCGGGCAGATGCCCGGTATAATCGAGCGCTGGCGGAATCTGTTCCGCCCGAACCTGGTGCTGTACAGCTTCGGCCCGGACGCGCCCACCGAGGTGCTGACCCTGACCGCGCGGACCCTTTACAACACCCAGGACAACCTGGCGGCGGTGGTCAATTTCCTGTCGGGCAGCATCGCCCAGCTGCCGCTGAAGGTCTACACCCGCGACGGCGAGAACGATCGGCGGCGGGACAGGTCCAGCCCGGCGGCGCGGCTGCTGTGGCGGCCCAACCCCGACCAGACCGAGTTTGAGTTCGTGCGGGCGCTGGCCATCGAGTATTTCGTATTCGGATGCGTGTACGTGTGGATCCTGCCGGACGCCGACAGCCCTGCGGGCAGGCAGGCGCGCATCATCCCCACCGACTGGGTGACCGGCACGGCGAAGGCCAACAACTACGCGCCGGAGAGCATCACCGTGGTCTCCAATGGCGGCAGCGCCATCGAGATCCCGCGCACCGAGTTCGTGCGCTTCAACACCTACTCCCCGGGCAACCCCGGCGGCTACGTCTCGCCGATCTCCGCTCTCCGGCAGACCCTGGAGGAGCAGATCCAGGCTGGGCGCTTCCGGCGGGCGCTGTGGAAGTCTTCCGGGCGGCTCAACGCGCAGATCGTCCGCCCCAAGGACGTGCAGCCCTGGACGGATGAGACAAAAAAGGCTTGGATAGAGGCCTTCCGGGAGGCCTGGAGCGCCGGCGGCGCGAATGCCGGCAAAATCCCGCTGATGGAAGATGGCATGGAGATCAAGCCGTTCTCGACGAGCTTCAGGGAGCAGCAGTGGGCGGAGAGCATCAAGCTGAGCCGGGAGGCGGTGGCCGCGGCCTACGGCGTCAACCCCTCGCTGGTCTGGCACAGCGACACGCAGACGTATGCGTCCAGCAAGGACAACGCCCGGGCGCTGTACGCCGAATGTCTGGGACCGGTCTTGCAGATGTTCCAGCAGCGCATCAACGCCTTCCTGCTGCCGATGATCGGCGCGGACGAATCGACCTATGTGGAGTTCGACCTGACCGAGAAACTGAAGGGGTCCTTCGAGGAGCGGGCCTCCATCCTCCAGGCATCCGTGGGCGGTCCGTGGCTGACCCGCAACGAGGCCCGCGCCGACAACAACCTGCCGCCCATCGACGGCGGCGACGAGCTGATCGTGCCGCTGAACGTCGTCACCGGCGGCCAGGCGTCACCCCAGGACACCCACATGGAAGCGCTGTCCAATGCCGCCGTCCGCTTCAAGACTGGCGGCAAGGGCGTCAAGACGAAGCCCTCCGAGGATGAGTGCGCCGAGGTCGAAAAGACCCTGAGCAAATTCTTCAAGCGCCAGGCCAACAGCATTCTGCCGAAGCTGGGCGCGAAGAGCGCATCCTGGTGGGACGCTGAGCGCTGGGACAAGGAGCTGGCCAAGGATCTGGAGCCCATCCTTGCCGACATCGCCGCCGTTCACGGCGAGGAGATGGCCGACGCGCTGGACACCGAGTATATCCGGGATTGGGCGGCCAACTATCTCAAAAAGATCACCCTGAGCCACGCCAGGAAGATCAACAAGACCACCTATGAAAAGCTGCTGGCGGCCATGGAGGCCGAGGCTGAGGACCAGGTGGAGCTGCTGAAGCACGAGATGGCAGAGCGCGCGGGCAACGAGTCCGGCCTGCTGGGCGGCATGCTGGCGCGGACCTTCGCGGGCATCGGCACCACCGAGGCCACGCGGCAGGCCAAGGAGCAGGGCAGCCGCAAGCGGGTGCTCAAGCAGTGGGTCACCGGGGCCAACGCCCGCCTGTCCCACATCCTGATGGACGGCGAGACGGTGGGCATCGACGACACCTTCTCCAACGGGGCCTACTGGCCCGGCGACGACACCCTGAGCCCGGAGGAATCCTGCGGCTGCAACTGTGAGACGAGAATCATCGTGGAGGGATGAGAGAATGAAGATCAAGAGCTTTGACGTACAGTACAAGGATGTGGGCAGCGGCCAGATCGAGGGCTATGCCTCGACCTGGATCCGCAAGCCCGACAGATACGGAGACGTGGTTAAGAAGGGCGCATTCACAAAAACGCTGGCCGAGCGCTGGAAGGGCGGCAAGGGCATTCCCTTTCTGTGGGCCCACAAGATGTACGACCTCGGCGCCTTCATCGGCACCGCCGACGCCAACGAGGACGACATCGGCCTGCACTTCGTGGCGAACTTCGACGACACCGAACAGGCCCAGCGCGTCCGCGGCCTGTACAAGGATGGCAGGCTGAAGAAGTTCAGCTTCGCCTATGATGTGATGGAGGCCGGCATGGTCACGCTGGAGGACGGCGTCAAGGCCAACGAGCTGCGGGCGCTGGACCTGTACGAGATCAGCGCCGTCACCTTCCCGGCCAACGACGACGCCGGCGTGGTGGACGTCAAGGCCGGCCGCCGCAACAGCAAGGCGGACGAGGACAAGATCAGACAGGCGATCACTCTTCTCCAGGATGTCCTGGGGGAGATTGAGAAGGAGGACGACAACGGCGGGGAGGACGACCCGGACGCCAACGCGAAGGCGGAGGAGCGGAAGGCGAGCAACCCGACGAAGGACGCGCTCCTGGAATACATCAACACCATCTGAGAAAGCGAGGGTTTGAACCATGAAGAAGAAGCTCATCGAGCTGAAGGCCAGGCTGGCCGCACTGAAGGACCGCATCGAAGCGGACGACAAGGACGCCATCGCCGAGGGCGAGAAGCTGCGCGTCGAAATCGAGACCACCGAGGCCGCCATCGCCGAGGCCGAGAAGAAGGAGAAGCTGCTGGGCCTGATCGGCAGGAAGACCGGGGAGGACGACGACGGCGACGCGCCCGCCCGGAACCTGGGCGAGCACTTCGTCAAGCACCTGAAGGCCGCCAACATCGGCAAGCGGTTCGACGTCAACGCCACCGCCTTTAAGGCGGCCACCGACCCCATGACGTCCCCCGCCGGCGCTGTCGACTTCACGACCACCTTCGACCGCAACGTCGTGACCGGCGCGCGCACGCCCCTGGTGATCCGCGACCTGTTCGGCGCGGAGACCATCAGCGGCTCCACGCTGGTCTATCTGGTCGAGGGCGCGCTCCAGGGCGCTCCCGCGGTGACCGCCGAGGGCGCTGAGAAGCCGCAGATCCATTTTGCCGACCCGACCCCCAAGACCGTGAGCCTGGCCAAGGTCGCCTGCCACATCAAGGAGAGCGACGAGTATATCAATGACTACCCGTTCCTGGCCAGCGCCATCAACGGTCGCCTGCTGTACGAGCTGGGCCTGGTGGAGCAGAACAAGCTGGTCGCCGACCTGCTGGCCACCTCCGGCATCCAGACCGGCACCTACGCAGCCACCGGCACCGCCACGGACATCGCCGACGCGATCCTCCAGGCGGCCATGGGCGTGCAGGCACAGACCGGCTTCCCGGCCGACGCAATCGCCATGAACCCCGCCGACTGGTACATCCTGCGCGTGGGCAAGGACGGCGACGACCGCTACTACGGCGGCGGCTACTTCGGCGTGCAGTCCGTGCCGAACATCTGGGGCATCCCGGTATGTGTGTCGTCCTCCATCACCTCCGGCACCGTGGTCGTCGGCGCGTTCAAGACCTGCGCGTCCGTGGTCACCAACGGCGGCGTGAGCGTTGAGGCCGTCAACACCAACGAGGACGACTTCGTGAAGAATCTGATGACCATCCGCGCCGAGGAGCGCCTGGCCCTGGCGGTGCGCCGTCCCGCCGGCTTCAAGAAGCTGACCAAGGCGTCCTGACGAAACAGGGAGGGCTAACAGCCCTCCCGCCTTTGAAAGGCGGTGAAACCGAATGCTGAAGATTTACGAGTACAACGGGGCCGTCTTCCAGTTCGAGGAAGGCGAGCAGCCCGAGGGCGCTGTCGAAGTAACGGCGAAACCGCCTGAGAAGGCGGCCAAGCCCGCGAACAAGGCCAGGGCGGTGAAGAACAAATGAGTATCCGCACCACCTGGGGCTACACCATTACCGACGAAGGCGTCCTGCCGCCGATGCTGACCGTGGAACAGTTCAACACCTTCACGGCGAACAAGTACGCCGGCGACGCGCGCATCGAGTCGAACATCGACGCGGCCTGCGCGGCCATACGCAACTGGTGCGGCTGGCACGTCTATCCCGTCCAGGCCTGCTCCATCACCGAGCGGCTGCTGGCGGGCAACGGCAGGGTGAAGCGCGCGGGCGACGATCTGCTGATCCAGCTGCCGGCGACATTCGTCTCCACGCCCGTCACGGTCACCATCGACGGCGCGCCCTTTGACGACTTCGACCTTGCGCCGAACGGCATCCTGCGCCTGTTCGACGTCGGTTGGATGACGCGCCGGACGCAGGTCGCGGTCACATATACCGCGGGCCTGTCCGACGGCATGATGGGCGGCATCAAGGAGCTGATCGCCGGGCGCGTCAATCACGCGCTGGCCCAGCCATACGGCGTCCAGAGCGAATCCGCGGGCGGCGTGTCCGTCACCTACTCGGCGAGCTGGGCAGCCTCCGCAAGCGCCTCCGCGCTGCCGGACGACAACAAGGAAGTGCTGTCGCCGTACCGGGTCAGGGGGGTGTTCTGATGCTCACATCCTGGGCAAACGACACCGTTATCCGCCTGCGGCCCACAATCATCACCCAGCGTGGCTCCGAGATCCCCGACTGGTCCAGCCCCGACCGGCTGGAGATCACCGGCTGCTCCATGCAGCCCGCGGGCACCAGCCTGACCCAGGACGGCCGGGTGCAGGGCACCTCTGACGGGTATACCTGCTTTCTGCCGCCTGATGCGGACGTGCTGGCGGGCGACTGCATCGAGTACGGCGGCGAGGTCTACACCATCAACGG